CAACGTATATCTTAGGTCTCCGCACCAAGCTATGATTATTCTAGACGTGAACAATCCAAACTTGGCGCCTATGGTAGATATGGCGCTACTCCCAGGTGATTCAAAACGCTCTGGTCCATCCGTGGATCCAGTTGGTTTTGAACTCTTCCCAGAAGAGCACCTGTTAATCCCGAGTGCAATCAAACGTGCTGCTCTACTCCCAAATATGGTGAGTAAACAGCAGATTATACCCGAGATTCGCGAAGTGATCGCAAAACTCGTACAGCTGTGCTATCTGTACGGGTGCCAGCTCGAAGTGCCAAACAAGAACGGTTTGGTCCGGAAACGGCCCATCATGTCGCATCGTTGCGTTATCGAAACAGTCCATCACTGGAATTCCATTGCTTTGGAAATCGGTTGGATGAAGCTTGCAAAATACAAATTTGCAGCGTTTCGACACGCGCATACGGAGCAACTAGATGACCCGCCGCCTTCCCCCATTCCGGGGCACTTTCGAGACTCGCCGGCACTGTTGGCCTGTGGTCGATTAGGGCGATTCATGTCATATATAGTTCGAGGACCCCAGTCTCTCTCCTTCATTCAATCAGTAAACCAACTGAAAAAAGGATTACCGAGACCCTCAAATAAAATGATTCATGAATCAATGTTGAAAGCTTTCGCACTGCTTACAACAGAACCCCCTACACCGCAGCCCTTCACTCTAGGTGTCACTGACGAGAAACAGTCATGGTCTGACGACTCAAACGAAGACGATGTTGCTTATGGAACAGGTGTTCAACCCGACGTCAATGATATTACATTGGCCGTACAGCTTAAGCGTACAGTTGATGAGATATTGTTGAAGAAGGATGGATCCCTACTCAAAAGCTACACCGTCGACGATCGAATCCGACCACATCTTCCGTCCACCAAGGCCTCCTTTGAGACTTCAATTCAAAAAGGCGGTTCCCTCGCGGAAATCGCTGAATTGGTCCGAAGTACTGGACTTGGCTTACCCTCGCTGAAGGTAAGTGGAACGGGAGACCGACCATCTCTCGTCACTATGAGTGAACGCCGCAACCCTGCCGTCATACCCACAGGCTTCCCGACGCTTATCAATGAGCTTATTCCGTCCCCTGGAGACGAACTTGGCAACATGTCACCTGACATGGAGCCAGTTTGGATCCAACGGAAGAAAGTACTTAGAGATTCGCATCGAGTTGTACGTGATTATGACGAGTATTCAATCAATCATTGGAGTCGGAAGGTACCTACGGTCCCAGAGTACGAATTTAAAGACACAGAATTGCGGAAACGCTATTCACAGCTTTATTTTCGTGCAATGAAGATCGCAAGGACCAAACCGAATGTAGCCTCCATGGTTGGGTTAGCAGAAGCGCTAAAAGTACGCGTCATCACCAAGTCCGTTGCTGAACGGCAATTCGTTTTGAAGCCGCTCCAGCGGTTCCTTTGGGAAGCCTTGAATGATCACACCAGTGGTGTTTTCAAACTTCTTGGACATCCCGAAGTTACCAAGGAGTATCTTCAAAATCGACTCGGGGCGAAACTGCCCGAGGGTGAAGCGTATCTTTCTGGCGACTATTCCGAAGCAACTGACCGACTCCGTAGTTATGTTTCTGAAACTATCGCGCGACATGTCGCGTTTCGCTTAGGTTTGAGCGAGACAGAGCGTGAGCTCTTTGTCGATAGTTTGGTCCGATTCCAGATCGGAAGACCAAAACAAACATTGGAGGAATTGCTTTCGGATGCTTTGAATACTGCAGCAGGGCGGTGTTTAGACCAACCGTGTTCGGCCGCACAGCGCAACGGGCAGCTGATGGGTTCCATTACGTCATTCCCAGTCCTATGTATAGCAAACGCGGCTATATGCAGATGGGCGATTGAATATGGCACGGGCAGAAATCTCACATTAGCGCAAACTACGCTGATGATTAATGGAGATGACTGTCTGTTTCGGGCCAATCGAAAGACGTTAGATGCATGGAAAAGGATCGCAACTTTTGCCGGGCTGATGCCCTCGCTTGGCAAATTCTTCTATAGTCGTCAATTTGTTGACATCAACAGTGTGTCATTTGAACGATTAGAGAAGGCGCGTAGTGCTCCCGACCCTATCTCTGGGAAAATGCGCGATTGGTACTTCAACAAAGTTCCATTCATAAACTTCGGTCTCCTTGCGGGACTAAAGCGTAGTGAAGGGAAAGTTGGTGTTGTCGATATCGCGGCAGATCCACAGGGAAGTGTCGGTTCACGAGCACGTGATCTTTTCTCCAATGCACCCGAAGAGTGTCACCCGCAGTTGATGCGGCTCTTCATAAAATGGAACTCGGAAGCGCTTACAACTGGCGTACCATGGTTTGTTCCTGAAGCGTACGGTGGTGTCGGTTTACCTTGGCTCATTGAGCCTGGTGACATCGATAGACCGCTTCGGTTTAAGGAACTAGACAATGGTCATGGAGGAGTCCTAAGATGTGGTCCGACGGACCTGGATTTAAGATGCATTCGTAAGCAAACGATGTATCCACTTAAATACCAGATCACCCGGTCATCAAAGGCACGATGGCAAATGCGACAATATGCCATGCGTCGTCTCTCCCCTATGAAACCCAACCAAACAATCCTTTCCCAGCGAGAGGAGAAGAGTTATACACAACTGCTTGCACAGTTGTATATTGACTCCCTCTTCTGCTCCGGAGAACTGTTAGTTGAGCCTTCAAAGGGAAAGCTACTCCACATACGCCATAACGAGCGGGTTTGGCATCGTTTGGTACGTGACTCTGTACCTCTGCCAGAACGAGCATCCATGGGGATGGTTCTCGATTCTAACCCGGCCGTCGTTGGGCTTCGCTGTGTCTACAGGAAATGAAGCTGATCACTTCGCAATAGACGTAGGAGTCAGTCGTGCAACAGACTGAGGTAACCCTCCTTTCCGTGAGTGTGTG